AATATTACTGGTATTATGGAAGAAGCTGAGAGTATTGAACCTGCAGCGGATGGAACCTATACTAATCTAGGATCTGCTGGTGGAACTGAGATGATGATGGCTGGTCTTCGCGAGAGAGTATCTCCGGAGCTCCTAGATAACTTTAATTTCATCTGCTCACGATTCCGACCAGAAAATCTAAGCAAAGATAAAAAGAATATCCTCTGGTTACATGATACGTGGGATGATCCTGAGTCTGAACATCTCTCAAAGAAAGAAAATCGTAAGAAATTTTCTAAACTTGTTTTTGTATCACATTATCAGCAAGCAACTTTCAACATGGGCCGTAATGTTGATTTTGCAGATGGTATCGTTATGCAGAATGCGATTGTTCCGATTCCAGAATTCGAAAAGACGAAGGAACGAATCAATATCATCTATCATACAACTCCACACCGCGGTCTGGAACTTCTAGTTCCTGTATTCGAAAAGCTGTGTGAAGCAATGCCAGATATTAATCTGAATTTAGATGTGTATTCTTCGTTCAACATTTATGGCTGGCCAGCACGCGACGAACCATACAAAGAATTGTTTACACGATGCACAAAACATCCGAACATTAATTATCATGGATATCAACCAAACGATGTAGTTCGCAAAGCATTGCAAGAAGCTCATATCTATGCATATCCAAACATCTGGCCGGAAACATCTTGCATTTCAGTTATTGAAGCGATGTCTGCCGGATGCTCTGTGGTTTGCCCGAATTTTGGAGCATTACCAGAAACCTGTGCAAACTTCGCAACGATGTATCCTTTCATCGAAAAAAATAATGATCATGCAAATATGTTCGCTAGAGTTTTGATGATGGCCATTAGAAATCATTGGGATGATAATAATCAGAATAAACTTAAATTTCAGAAACTGTATTTCGATAATTTCTATAATTGGGATATTAGAGCATCGCAGTGGGAATCACTTTTGAAGGGTATTTTGAGCAAAAATAAACCTTGACAATTATCTCAAATGAGCGTATAATAATAAGAGAATATACATATGGATAAAAAATTGAAAATTGCTCAAATACGCAGTGGATCTACCATCAAGAGAATTGTGCCTATCGGCATAGAGGGTCAATTATATGGAACAGAAAAGATTTGGGATTCTGCATCTCTTGGTATCGATAGAACTATAGAACGAATCCGTTGTTTCAATTTCTACAACAGTCAATGTTCGGAAAAAGATGCGCGAGCATATGTTACAACTTATATTAAAACTCTCAAGAATCCTCCTAAACAAATAGAAATGATTAATCATGTCGGTGATCAAGAACTTTATGGTGCGTTGGCGTGGTTGTGTCGTATGAATTCTGCTGGCTATGTTCTCAATTCCGAAGAATTGCAATATATCGAAGAAAAATTTAAGAAGTTAATAATCTCAGGAAAAGAGAAAATCGAGACGCGTCGCGATGTTCAAAAGGTTGCGCCGATTGATATTCAAAAGAGAACTACAGAAGCAATTCATAAGACTGTAGGAGAATTTGATAATAAGATCGACGAATTCATTCAATCTAAATTTAAGGATGACTTCGACTCTTATGCTTTCCTAAAAAGCAACTCAGTAAAACCGCTGTATGCAAAACGAATCGCTGAGATCTATTCGAAAGAGATCAAAGAGATCAAAGATGTTATTCGTGGAAAAGATGAACAGCTAAACGAAGCATATTCTTTTTTGAAACCGCGAGAGCTTAAAAAGCTACATGACTTTTTTCAAAAGATCATCGACGATTCTAAATTGTGGGCAGATCATCTAAAGAAAATCAAAGCGCCGCGTAAGAAGAAGGTGAAGACTGTAGATCAACTGACTCAACGGTTGAAGTATATGAAAACTGATACGGAGCTTCATCTCACTAGCATTGATCCAACAAAACTTATTGGTGCTTCTGAAGCATGGATTTTTAATGTGAAAACGCGGCGCGTGGATCATTATTTTGCAAATGATAATGATGCGATTTCAGTCAAAGGATCCACATTGCAGAATATCAACGAGACGACTTCTATAGCTAAGAAGATTAGAAAGCCTCTAGAAGTTTCTAAGAATATTGTTATGGGAACTTCTCGTAGTGCTACAAAGTATTTTGATTCGATCAAGACGAAGCCTATCAAAAGCACTGGACGTCTAAATGAGTTTTCAATAATTCTTCGAGTGGTATAGGACCGATATGATACTTGTTGATTTGAATCAGACGATGATTTCCAATCTGATGATGCATCTTTCGTATACGAAAGATGACGTTGTGGAAGAAGAAATGCTTCGACATATGATTCTCAATTCTCTGCGATCCTATCGTTCAAAATTCTATCAGGAATATGGTGAATTAGTCATATGCTGCGACGCTCAAAATTATTGGCGCAAGGGTATATTCCCACACTATAAAGCGAATCGAAAGAAGTCGCGAGATTCTTCTGGTCTTGACTGGAATACGCTATTCGAGGCTCTCAATAAGATTCGTGATGAGATCCGTGATTATCTTCCATACAAAGTCATACGCATCGATCGATGTGAAGCGGATGATATTATCGCTGCAATCTGCCACCAACATGGTAAATTCTTAGGTGGAAATGCCGATAAGATTCTGATTCTTTCTGGTGATAAAGATTTCGCACAGCTTCAGAAATATTCAAATGTCTATCAGTATGCACCAGTTCAGAAGAAGATGATCGCGATCAATAATCCGGAGAGCTTTCGTAAAGAACATATCATGCTCGGAGATCGATCGGATGGAATACCAAATTTTATTTCTGATGATGATACATTTGTAGCAGATAAACGACAGAAACCTATTCGCCGTGATAAAATTGCAGACTGGTCTCGTATGGAACCTGAGCAATTTTGTTCTGGAGAAATGCTTCGTGGATATAAACGAAATCAGATGCTAATTGATTTGGATATGATACCTAAAGATTTACAAAATCAATGTATATCAGAATTCGATTCTGCGAAATGTAATGATCGATCGAAAATATTTAATTATTTCATACAAAATCGTCTTGGAAGTCTTACAGAATCAATTTCGGATTTTTGAGATATAAATAAATGGCAGCGTGGAGAAATGGTATCTCGGGAGTCTCATAAGCTCCAGTCGAACGTTCAACTCGTTCCGCTGCAACCAATTAATATAATATGGAGAATATATGATAAAAAGTCTTTCTGAAATGATTGATGAAATTGAGAAACAAAAAACTTCTGCGTCTCAAACAAAACTTCTAAAGAAATATGCATCCGCTGCAATGAAGGCTGTTGTTGGCTATGCAATGGATCCTGGCGTTAAGTTCCTTCTTCCACTGACTGATCCTCCATTTCGCCCAATGCCAGATGGATCAGATGCGCAAGGACGTCTCATTTCAGATCACAGGAAATTTATATATTTTGTAGATTCTCCAGATGGTCGAAGTCTAAGTGCGCTTAAACGCGAACAAATGTTCATTCAGATGTTAGAAACTCTAGATATTCGTGATGCACAATTGTTGCTTCGAATAAAAAATAAAAAACTCACAATTAAGATGGATGCTGTAAAAGCCGCATTTCCATCTCTAACTGCGAAGTGGAAATGAGCAGAAATCCGGCTTTCATCATCGGTAATGGAGAAAGCCGTAGGAATTTTGATTTAAATAAAATAAAGGGTGTAGCTCCAATTTTCGGATGCAATGCCCTTTATAGAAATTTTTCTCCAGACTGGTTAGTAGCAGTCGACGGGGGAGTGATTGATGAAATTAATTCTTCAAATTTCCCTAAAGAATTTACATTATTTCCTAGATCAAAAGCTGAAGAATATGAACCAGCTGAGATGCATCCAGACAGAAACAGATATCCTAGAAACAATTCTGGTATGTATGCTATGCAGCGCGCAATAGAAAAAGATCATAATGTTTTGCTGTGTCTAGGATTTGATTTTCTGATAAATGACAGCTATCTTTCTTGCACAAATTTGTTTGCTGGAACTAAAAATTACGGTGCAGAAACTCATGCAAATTTTGAAGATAATGCTGGTCGAATTCGTTATCTCGAATGGTTTGCGAGTAAAAATAAAGATGTTGTTTTTATTTTTGTTCTTGAAGATCTATTTCCAAAAGTTCCAGTTGGTGCAAAAAATATTTTCACGATACCATACAGAACTCTAAAATCGAATATACATAGAGACACACAATAACATTGGAATTATATTATGGCGAAACAGATAGTATTGAGTGAACAGATTGACTGTGAGCATTTGTTAGGTAAATTTCTAGATCATGACGCATACAATTATATTGTCAACGAAGATTGTGATGTCTATAAGCCGTTGGGTCCTGGCGAAAGTCCGCACGAAAATAATTGTCTTCTGAAGTTTCGCAAGAACGTATTTCCTAAGAGCATTACAGATCCTGCATATATCGGACTGCGCGAAGGTGCTAATCAATCTGATAATCGTGGTCTTGCAGCAGGAACTCATCGTGACGAATTTCAGATAATGCCAACAGAAAGTGGATATGGTAGACGTAGATGGGTGACGAAGCGAGAAAAGGCAATCATCAATTACTTTTTAGCAGGATCCCCTGTTGATGCATCCGGTGCTGATCAGCTAGAAGATATCCTGCGTGAGACATCTAATGGTCCATTAGAAGGTCGAGGGGCTACTGGTGGTGGCAATATTAAAGGTGGATCGATTTGGATTGTAAAGAAAACTGCAGAGTTTGATTTTACAGAATGGATGAATTCCACTAGACATTTATCCAGAGAAGAAAAAAAGAAAGCAGCAATAGAAGTTCGCAAGTTGATATCAGACACCTCTTATGGTAATTCGGTTTATTCAGGAACTGCTGGATATTTCGATCGCTATCCGCGCATTCCTTTTTGCAGAGAAACTGCTTGGAGTGCCGCAAATTCGGATCTCTTCAAGAAAGGATATCCTTTATTCGAAGCAGCATCTCGTGTATTCAAAGACAATTTTCCGATTAGATGGAATGGACAGAATGAATGTGTGAAGGAACTGAAAGACCCTGGCTGGCGTATTGGCAATTCCGTCTTCACGACCATAACGATCAATAAAGATTTTAGAACAGCTTGTCATAGAGATGCCGGAGATTTATGTGAAACTCAACGAATC